TTATATACTCAATCTTAATTTCAAATTAGTTTTTGTAGGACAGCAAAATCTAGTAAGAACATCAATAGGCAAACTAAATGCAGTTGCCATTTCCTCATTTGAGTATTCCAATTCATTCTTATGAAGTTTATAAGCTTCATTGTACATATTCGGCATATCAATATATACACTCACAGGTTCGCTTTTTCTATATCCTCTTCTACTTAGTTCAATACTAAAATATTTATATTTTTCGTTAGTAATACATTTCAAATCTTTTGCCCTACGTACAATAGATGCCATGGAGGTTAACCAATATCTTTTTAATTCCACCAAATACTGCAGTTTTAGTCCACGTAAAGAATTTGATATAGCATCAGAAGGCATAAGGAATTCTGAAGCAAATCTATTTGCTTCATCTTCTTTATCCCTATATTCAGAGATTAGAAACTCATTTGAAGTATGCATGATCAAATGTCCCAGTTCATGTGCTAAAGTGAATCTTTTATGATCATTACTGAAATTCTTATTAATAATAATCACATAATATCCACCATCTGTCAAAAAAGAAACCCCGTCAAATAGATCCACATCATAATCCAATTCTATGATTATAATCCCATTTCTTTCCAGCAAAGAGAATATATTCCGAACCGGTTCATCTTTCAAGCCTAAATACTTCCTGGTGTACTGAGCCACGGTTTCGGGTGTATATCCATCTTCAAGGTCAATCATTCGAAATGACATATCTGGAAATTCCACAGACTCCCCCATTTGGTCTACAATATAACCTAATAACTTATTTGAAAGGTCTATTTGGGAACGTTCATTTTTAGTCATTCCTTTCTTCCTTCGGTAATGCGCATTTTCTGCAATATTTGAGATTTTCTTCTCATAAAAGTCAGTTGGAAATCCCAGAAAATCAATTATGCGATTAAGCACATCGGTAGATAAAGGACCAATACCCTTCTCATACTTAGATAAATTGGATTGTGACAATCCAACAATCTTAGAAGCAAGCTCGGTTTGTGAGTAACCTCGATATTCACGAGCAAATATTATCTGCTTATAGTTGATTTCCATTTTTGCTATCAGTATTGTTGTTTTCTAAAATAAATTCGGTGATGTATTATATTATTAATTATTTGTTCCTTCTTTCTTTTTGATATTTTGGCGTACAGAGAGAGACGCAGCGGCTGGCTGAACATCCATTGTTCTATTAACCGTAAAAATATCATTTTCAGAAATAGTCCATCTCACTCTGTTTTCATCGATATAAACCAATTTTGGATTTATAATCTCCCCAAAACGACTTTTATTATATCCAAAAAATAAAATAGGCTCTGTCCCGTTATCATACATATCAAACAAATAACCTTGCTCTTGGTTCTGAATAGATGATGAAAAACGAGTTGGAACATTCATTGGCATATTTTTACTATTTAATTTCTTAAAAAGCATAATATATCCATTAACTCTAAGCATAAATCTTTTGTACTTTCCAAATGTCCAGTCATCTTTAAAAACAGACTGAACACTTTGAATTATTTTTGAGTTTAAGAGGGAGGCTTCAAATCCTCGACAACGAGCTGTAAACGGGGTTTGTATTACCTCTTTTTCATAATTACGTACAGCATTCCAAAAAGCATCAAATAGCTTTTCTAACGACTCACGAAGTTCGTATTCACATTCTTTAGCGTTTATTATACGCTTCCTTTTGGCTGTTTCAGCCACATTCTTTATTTTTGCCATAAAAATAAAATTTTATATTTTTACATCACCGAATTTAAAGTTTATCTCTGCGCCAACAGAGATATTCTTTTGCTGCAAAGATATATATTATTTCCACAATATTGTATTTTATCACATATAATTTCGCCCCAAAATTGTATTTTCAATAAAAGAAAGGCTTATTTCTTAAATTTACACCCCAACCATCCCGCAAGAATCAAGCCAATGACATAGCAATAAACTTTATCTTTATGCAAATCCCACCAAGATAACTCGACTACCTTCTCTCTTTGATTTAGTAAAGCATTCACCTTGTTATTTATAGTATCAAGTCGATTCGAGAACTGCTGCAAAGTAATGGATAATGTTTCATCAACTTCACTCCGTTCTTGCTCCTGTTTGGAAGCGGTGGTAGTACTTTCTTTGACTAGATACTGTTTTCCGGTTGAATCCGGAAGCGACAAGTAAACTGTTTTATTCTCAATTTTCAGATCACTCAACTTGTCAGTAGTAACTTTCGTTTGCTTATTCACATCCAGCTGTAATGATTCAATTAAGTTTCGCAAATACAAAAAATCTCCTGAATAGTCAATCTGCTTTTGTGACTCAATGCTATGAGAAGTTTTGCAGGAAGTAAACCATATTCCTGACATCAGGAACATGGTTATATAGATTAGCATTTTCATACTTTCAGATATTTACAAATACCTTTCACATGAAGAGAGACAATAGTCCGTTTACCTTCTTCTGACAGCAGGAAATCCACATCCTCTTTGTTATCCTGAAACAGATTCTCCGTCAGAACAGCCGGACACTTCGTATGCTTTAAGATATAAAAACTACTCTCCTTATCTGGATCACCGTCTGCCATATCCTTCCGTATTTTCATTCCAAACAAACATTCTTCAGCAGTAGCATACAGACAGTCAGCCAGCTTATCGGCTTTTGTCTGTCCCACACTGGTCCATGCTTCCCAACCACGTGCTTGCATCCAATTTGAACCATTACCGGCTGCATTGCAATGGATAGAAATAAGAATTGCATCAGAAGTTTTATATTCATTCACTCGCCTACAACGTTCTGACAAAGGAACATCTATTTCCTCTTTCACGACCAGTTCCGCATCAATACCTAATTTACGCAATTCAAATACTACACGCCCAGCAATTTCACGGGTATAGGAGTATTCCCTTAACCTGCCATCTGGAGAACACTTACCCGGAGTATTACTACCGTGACCGTTATCAATCAATATTTTCATATCTTTCCTCTTTATCTAGTTCGTTTTCGATTCTATCAATAATTCCTTGTACATGTGTAGGCGTAGCCCGCTTAAATTCAAAACGTATTACATGGTAAATTATACGAAACCCTTTGTTTCTAGGATAAGCAATAATCAGATTCTTAAATGCGTTCTGAAGATATACATAAGAAAATACATACGTAATAGTCTTAATAACTAACAATGAATTCTCACCATCTCCTATCAAGCTCATAAAGGAGAAGACTACTTCAATGATTATAAGATAGAGGAGAAGTTCGACCAAGGCATTTTTAAACTTATCCCACTTAAAGTTTTTACAACGTATAATTGAAACACCATCAGCCCTCATTCCGCACCAAATATTAAATCCAAACATTACAACTAATGCTATAAGAAAACCTTTAGTCGGCGTTAAATAAGCAAGAAGAGAACTGAACATCGAAACGAAAATAATTCGTATCTGGTCTACATTAAATAACTCATATAACCATCTCATAATATTAATCATAAAGTTACTACCAATATTGAAAACACAGTAATCAGCCCAGGAAGCAAAACAGTAGCTAATGCGTCAAGCCAATCAAAGATGAACCCGCACTTTTTCTGAATGTACTCAACCACTATTGCGGCAATGGCGGTTGTCGTTAAAGAAACAATAGCAGATTTACAGAAATCAATGCCTAATAGAAGGAAACAGAAAATAAGCATTACAACAAAGACGAACATCCCGGCTTTGACGTGTGCCGGTCGGTTAGATTGCAAAAGCCAATCATACAATACTTTTATACCCATACTCATAGCGTTTAATTATTAATAAAATATTCTGTATGGAACAAATGTATTGAGTATAATAACGAGTTTTACAAAAATGGAAAATCTTGGAAATCAATTCTATGATAAATATCTATAAAACAAGACATTATAATTTTCACTTTTTCCATAAATAAAAAAGGGATGCTTGATAAGCACCCCTAAACAACCAACAGATTGAACTATTAATCCGTAAACATATACACGGAAAGATCAACCTTTTCTATTTCGTCTGAAATTGTATCTCCATACATTGTTAGACACACCCGATAACGGTCAATACTTCTTTGAATCTGTTGCAAGGTAGGTTTCTCGGGATATTCCGAACTGGCAAAAGTTACCAGTTCTTCACCATTCTCACTGGTACCAACCACCCGGAAGTGATGACGTACAATCCAAGTTCCGTCCGGCTGTTGCTCGATAGGCTTAGCAATCCCACGCGGTAAGATATTTTTTTGATCCATGTTTTTTGATATGTTTAATTAGTTGTTTTCTATGGTTATATTTATTCTTCAATACAAACTTTTCAAAATGTCCTTCGATATAAACATATTCCCACCATTCAGGAAGTAACATCGCTGCAATTTTACGACGGATATTGTACGTTGCAAAGTGTTTCATCAGGCCATAATAAGAGTTCATTGTACTCACAAACTTCTCAACATACGCTTCTGCAAATCCATTTTCAGCTATTCTATTAAATTTCCTGACAGCGTTATATGTGTTACCAACCACCCTGTTAGATACATAAATTCTACCCGGCAAAATGAACGCCCCAACAAACAAGACTCCTTTCTTATAATGCTGAAGATACAGCTTGCGTGGATGCAACCGTAAAAGGAGTTGTTCTTTCAGGAAACCATCAAGAAGATGGACTTTGGACAATATTTCTTCCGGAGATTTCACCACGATACAAAAGTCATCAACAAAGCGTACATAATGTCTGAATCCCAGTATTTCCATCACGAAATAATCATATACAGACGCCAGAAAGTTGGCTATGAGTTGCGACGGCAGGTTCCCGATAGCCACTCCCCTGTCAGGGTCATTATGAAACAGACTTTTATTACTGGGAAGTTTGTCCCACATGGAGACGGGAGAGCGTCTGATACACTTATTTTGTGGACAATGAAAGATAGTAACGGCTAGAAGGTAAAGCAAACATTCAATATCATCACCTTTATAATTGTCCCTTACGAATATGTTCAGCATTTCCCATACCAACGATTTCGAGATAGACATGAAGAAACTGAACAGGTCATCTTTGAAAATGTACGCATCGGCAGTATAATGCTCACTGACCTCGACTATCATGTTATTCAGATAGTGCACGGCAGACAAGCATCCCTCACCTTTCCGGCAGTTCTTGGAGACGTTTCCTTGTTCCCGGAAGCGTTCCTCTAAGATCGGCTCGATACGAAGAGCGATCCAGTGATGGACAACACGATCAATGAAAGCGGCGGCAAAAACCTCCCGATATACCGGGTAAGTCCGTATGAATACTTTTGAAAAGTCCGGTACATATTCACCGTAAATAATAGAATACCATAGCCGCACCAATGCGGACTGATAATCATTATAGAACTCAACACAATCCGTACTCGTTCTTTTCTGCCTGGCACAATCTTCGGATGCTTCGAAAATACTGCTAAGAAGTATGTCATAGATTATATTACCTGTTGCGGCGAGGGGACGAACCCGGTTCGCGTTCTGGCGGTTGTTCGTGTTGACGTTGCCGTTGTTGAAGTTCACGTTCCAACTGCTGGAAGCCGTTGCATCCGCTATCTTAGTCTTTCCCGGCTCATCACCGGGGGGATGCCCAATAAATAATTCTAATTGCTCACTCATAATCCCCTTGGCGATTATGACTCCGGCTTTGCGACTTGTTGCGATCCGTTAGCTTTTTGCCGTTGGAGATCTGCAACCGTTTTTTTGTACCAGCCGGTACTTTGCTTACCGATGCTCTCTGCAAGCAGACAGATTTCGGCAGTTTGAGTCAGGCTGGTCAAATGTCGTTCTTCACACACTCTTAGCAGTAATTTCAATGCATCAAACTCACACAAAAACTTCATCAGATAATCTGCACGGTGCTCAAGGTTCATATCTGTATTTGCATAACGGATATATTCGCAACAATGGACGGCAAGCATCATCAACTCCGTACCAAATTCATACCGGAACGCCTTGGGGAATTGTTGCCGGGCATCAATGATAAGGTTCAGAAGCTTATACATCGAATTTGATATAGGAAGGTCTTGTGTAAGTGCCATGTTAATTTTTTGATATTTTAATGTATGTATTAGAGGGCGCAAAGTTAATAACTGTAAAGCAATTAACACAATTTTAGCACAAAAAAGTGAATCTGAAAAGCCCCTACCGGGGCTTTTATTTAGCTAACTCTCTAAGGGATAAAGAATTAAAGGGATAAAGTGTTTATTGCGGCGAGGGGACGAACCCGGTACGCGCTCTGGCGG